CAGTTCCTCATGCGGTCTCAAAGTGGTTTATGCTGTCGCTGTTTCCAATTCGGTCACAACGGCGGCAAATTTAGTGGTCTTTGCTCTTGAAGGCTTTTTGTTAGCCTTGATAGCTTTAGAACCAACTGGTGCCATTAAGCGGTCAAGACGGGCCTGAGCCTTTGCAATAGCAACAGCACGTTTAGCAATCCGTACGTCAGCCTTTTCAGCCTTAGCATTAATACGTTCCATTTTAACCTTTGCGGCCAAATACTGGACTTCGCTCTTGTAAAAAGAGAGGGATTGACGAGCAGAAGCAAGTTCAATTGCGAGGGGGGAGAGGACTTTAGTCATTTAGTTTCCTTTAAAATTTCAATCTATGGATAGAGTATAACAGAACCACGGCAAATGTCAAGCTAATACTTGACCGGATTGGTCAAGTGTTGCTTTAAAGCAACACAGGATTTCAGCACAAGCCTCACGGGGCAGACCTTCCAGAACCATCAATTCCATAATAGAACGGTCGGACAGGCCAACGGCCAGAGCATCGGTAATTAATTGTTTTAATTCACTCATATTCGGTCAAACTCACAGCTTTCATCCATTATCTCATAGAAACCAGCCATTATCTCCTGTACCATATCGTGGTATTGCACCTCGATTATCTCATTATAATAAGCCTGGGCCAGGTCTTGTAACTCAAAGTTAATATCGTTCATTATATAATCCTTTTCTTAACGAAGCAACACCACAAGTATAACAGAACCAGCGGGTTTGTCAAGCGTTATTTGGCTGTTGTATGCCTGCAACAGGGGGGTTGACAAAAGCAGCGGTTTCGGGTATAATGGTACCATTCGAAAGCGGCTGGGGTGGACATGGCGGCTGGCCACTATGGAAAAAAGAGTACTTTTGTTTTCAACTACCAGTCGGACGCTTTATCATACTCTGACCAATCTGAGAGGTCAGGTGGCAGGTCAGGTATATCAACGGCAAAATCTTCAACGGTCATAGTGGCCAATGACGTATTCAACATTTTTTGTTTTGCGATGGCCTCGGGCGTTCTATTATACTCGACAGCGACCTTACGCATAGCACTTCGCATATTATCAGTAACAGGTCGATCAACATTAGAACACGATTGGCTGCAGAATAGTCCACGTTTACGGTGTTCTTTATTACAGGTCGGACATTCTTTTAATTTATATTGGCCACTCATTACTCACGGATTCTCGCTGGTTTACTACAGGTCGGTTACTACCTACTTATACACAGGTTATACTATAGTTATCCACAGGTAAATCATATGATTTCGTTATATCTATGAATTTTTCTTTTATATGCCTCTTAATGGCATTAGTATATCTCCAAGGACTTTCACCAATACCTTGCATATTTTCTTCTATATACATTCTCAAATCATATTTGGATATGGGTTGTATTTTCTTACTCTTACAACGGGAGAGATAACTGGCATAACATGAAGTGAGTTCGGTTTGTTCCCATCCTTCTAGTCCTGAATTGGCATGTAGGTTATTTTTTCTTTGTTGTTTTCTATCAATTTCTGATGCTATATCGATTCTTTCATTGATTAGCATATTTTTATTCTTTATATGCCATTCAAGTGACCAGTTTAACATAGAGCCTTTTTCTAGGTTACAATCACCACATAATATTTGTAAATTATTTCGATTTAGTCTTTCTTCAAAAAAGTGGCGTATTGGTTTGATATGGTCTACATGCAGGTTGTGTTCAGAACCACATACGGGACACATAGGTGTTAATTCTCTTTTGATCTGTGTTCTAAGGTCTTTCCACTCTCGGGAATTATAAAAATTATGCAATTTATTCTCAAATTCTTTATCGGAATAATTATTCTTTATTCTTGTCGGAAAATAAAATGCTTCTTCACTCATTCTTTCACCTCTTCGGCACCACTTAGGACTCTCATTTTCTCTAGTAGTTCACCTAATGGCCCGGTCATCATTGCACGACAGCTACTCACGTATATTGGTGCAAACATTCGGCCACCATCGGATTCTTCTCTACGGTTGAGGTACTGTTCAAAGAATTCCTTCACACATTCTTTTAGTTCATCAGGTTGGTTCATGGTTTATTTCTTTCATTATAATATTCGTAACGGTATCGTTTCTTGCATAATTATGATGCTCTCTGGGAATTTTACCATAGAATTGGTCACTTATTCTTTTCTGTTCGGCATCATATGACCATGTAGTCACATCAATGTATCTAGTGTTTGGCCTGGTCAATTTCTTCTTTAATCTTTTATTGAAATCTAGCACAATTTGAGTGCGGGTGTATATATCGGGTAAATCGTCTTGGTGTAGGTTCTTTATACAATTTTTCTGTTCCTCAGACCAATTACCATTGGCGGCAATAACATGCCTGTATTCATCATCGGCAACTGCGGACAACCCAACAGAACAAACATATACGGTTTTGGTCTTGAAAGTTCTATTGATATACTCAACATACTCGGAAACGCATTCGGCATTGTACTTGCGATAGTCTATGTTCCGATTAGCCAACCAATGATAAACATATGAGAATTCTACATCAACCTGGCCAAACATCAAAACATATGTGTCCATTTCATCAGATAATAATCTACCTATCTCATCACCATACTTCTTTATACTATTGAGATTATTCAATCCTTTGGCCGTGGCACCATGAAATACTACAGCACTTGGATTGTGATTATGTAATATGCCTTGCGAATGGCTGTCACCCAATATCTGTATCATTCAATATTACTTTCTTTGATATACTATGCTACTGTAATAGCAAGGAATGCCAGCATAAAGATTAGCACAGCACCTACTACAGGGATTACGATATGGATATGTCTGGTCACATCTTCTAGCCATTGTTCATCTTTAGGTTCTTGGTTCATTTCTTACTCTGGTTGTGCATATCCCACAATACTACACCGATTGTGGTTATGGTTATACTAATAAAGATAACAAGGTCTATCATATCTTTATTGCAAGCTCTTTTCGTTGCTCATCGGTCAATTCATCACACCGACTGCTACGGTTTGGCATACGTAGGTAGTCTTCGGTACCTTGTCTTGGTCCATATGTTTTTCTAAACAAGTGCATGATATAGCCCGTGGAGAAGGCCATCGTAATGATGGCAATGTGTCCAATCATGTTATATCCAATTGTCAGCAATTCACCAATATAGATGCCAAATGCAAGGCACCAGAAACAGGCCAACAGAATACTGGCAAAGTATTTGATATAGGTCGGTGCATATCGCAGGCTGTTGAGGTTAGGGTTCAGTCCGTCTTTACAGGCCTTATACAGAGTATATAATAATTTAAGAATTGTGAACATAGTTTTTAATCATTGGTATTGGTGGTGTATTCATAGTCATCCGGCAGTTCTTCTATACGCAGGAATACAGGATTTAGTTGCTGTAGCATATCAAGTTCTTCTTGAATATTCGGATCATCCGACTGTAGGTCTTTAAAGTTAATCATTCTTTGGCTCTTGTATGATAATCGGTACAGGAGGTTTTCTCAAAGCATCTTCAATCATTTCGTTTAAACTCTTGCCCTTGGCTGGTCTATTGTTCTGGTTGCGGTGTGTTTCGGCCAACATCCAATCTGGCATTGGCTCTACATCATCCGGTTCACCCCAATGTTTATTTTGCATATACGGTATTGCTTTCTTCTAATCGATTGTAAACTGTATGAAATACTAAATCGGTTGCACCTGTATTATACACTCTATGTAAATGACCATCAGGAACCAATACAATAGAACCAGCCTGAACATCTACAGTTTCAATGCCAATCTTTATTCTACCTTGTCCAAACTGAAAGAAATAGACCTCTTCCACGCCATTATGGAAGTGACCCTTAGTCTCTTGGCCACTATGCAATACAATCTGTGATAATACCAGTTTATCCAATTTCAGGTTATCTATGACCGAATAGACCTCGGTTTCTCTATGGCTATCACCTAGAATGTTATAGTTTTCATAATGGTGTATCATTTGTTTTTTCGTTTATTATAATCAATTTCATCATAAAAATCCATGCCAATCTGGTCTGATAAAATGGCCATTTTATCAAGAGCATCATTTGATTCACCTTCATCAATCCATGCCTTAGTTTGGTCAAAGGATTTCTCTTGTATCGTTGGCTCTTTGTATGTCTTACGTGGACTTGAACACATCGGACAATTAGGCACACCACAGTCCAATGCATGATGCTTGACTAGTTTGTGTGGTTCTTTTATCTCTATACCATGTGCCTTAGCAATCTTAACTTGTTTTCTAATTGCAGTATCATCAGCATGTAACCGACTGCTGTGTTTGTCTTTGTCTTCTTGTTTGCTCATAGGTTAAACTTATTTTTAATACTGGTAATACATCTTTGTTTTGTACCGCCAATCATGCCCTTGTCAAATGTAGTATGTGCATGAGATTCATCGCCATCTCTAACTGCATATATGCATTCCTCAACTATCAGTCGGCATAGTTTCTTCAGGCAAGCTTGTGCTTCGGGGTTGTTCGGTAGATGGTAGTTTATCTCCGATTGCTCTATCAAATTGTTCATGTTGTTCAGTCTCATCTGGTATAAATGGTGGTCTAGGTTTAGATAGCAATTCATCTAATTTAAATTTAAATCTTGGTTGCATTATACACTCTTTTCGATGTTATAGTGGCAATAATATGTAGGCAACCAAAAAGAAACCCGCCTAGTGGCGGGTTCTTATACTTAATTATTGTTTAGTTATAACATTACTCTAGTGCTTGAATTTTAGCCGATAAAGCGTTTAGTTGTGTAAGCAGTTCCTCTTTGGTTGGTGCTGGTGTTACTACTGGTTCAGGCGCAACATAAGGCACCGGTGGAAAGTCTCCATCCACAACATCAGTAATCTCACCCTGACCAACAACAGTAAAAGGCAAGTCTGATGGGCCATCCACTCGGTAACGGTCATCAAGAACTTCAACCGATTCGTATGGACCAAATTTGCCGGCGGCAGTAGTAATCTTTTTCATACCAAAGTCACCTTTCTTAGTTGAATGTTTGTTGCACTTGCTGACAAAATGCCCGGCATTCCCCAGACAACAGCTGTTGATATTCCATCGTTGTAAGCAGTAAACCGATTTGCTGATTGCTGAATTTTTGCTTGAACCGTTCCGTCAAATGAAAGTGTGAAAGGGAAAGTAGAGGAAGTTCCGTTGCAAACTTTTCCTGTTGATGTTCTTAGTCCCGCACCAGCACCACTAGAAGTTCTTGATAATCCCGATAATGGTCGCCCGTAACCAGCAGGTGTTTGCACAATCTGGTCTGCTGAAAGACTATAAGTAGTAGTCATATTTTGAAATGTTTTTTCTAGTACTGCTGAACCCGATGAAATTCCAATTTGGTAATATGATGAATCGCCAGAGGCAGACGTTGCAAAAAATATTTTACCAGTGCTTAAAAACCCTATAGGAATTCCAGCTGCAGGTACTGCTAAATCTGTACCAAGAGTAGCAACACCTCCCGTATCAGTTATAACATTAAAGTTACTAGAAGCACCGCCATTAACTATGATTGCCTGATTACCAAATACCTGCATTGATGGCGAAAATGAACCTACGGATGTTGTATTTGACGCTATATTAATGCTTGCAGCACTTCCTGCAACAGAAATAACAGCGCCTTTTCCAGTTGTATTTACAAAATGCAACGCATACCTACTGTTGTCCAGCACACCAGAAATCATAAATGTTGAGTTTGTTATTGCCGTAGTTGCTGCTGTCCCTGCTGTTAATGATGTTCCGCTAACTGTAATTGGCAAAACAAAAATTGTAGTTGCCTCCGTCATACTGAGGTGAAGCAAAGTATTCGCACTGTGAGCATATGAGTGGTGCTGAGAAGCCAATGTTCCACCAGTATAAGCCAACTCAGAACCAATAGAAGGAGTTGTTCCACTTACTGTAATGGCTCTAAACTTTGGTAAAGAATTCGCAGTTGTAAAGTAATTTAAAACAAAGCTAGAACCTACTGCAACTAATCGTGTGTTAGCTTGAACCAAAGAACTAGTAGCCGCTAAAGTTGTTGTTAGAGCAGTGCCAACTGTTATTGTGCTTCCGCTGATAGTTAAAACAACAGTTTCAAGTGCTGTGTTAGTAGTGGGTAAAGAACAAACTAAAACAGATGTTACGTTAATTTTAGCTTCTGCAATAGTACGTGAAGTGCTAAAATTGCCAGTTCTTATAAGAATAGGAGTTCCAAAAGTATCCGTAGATGTATTGTATACAACAGCATGAAGTGAGGAACTAGCCCCCAACAAAATTAATTCGCTAGTTCCATCCAGCGAAAGAGCTTCTAAAAATGGGACAGCAGAGACACTTACATCAAGTGCGCTTGAGGTTGTTAAAAAATAATCCTCATAAGACAGGTCTGAGCCAAATGCTCCACTACTCGGAGTTGACCATGTTGGCAAACCAGACCCTGCACTTGTCAGCACCTGGCCAGTATTCCCAGCCGCACCGGCCAAGGTCAATGCTGTTGTTAAATTTGCTGATGCAAGCACTGGTGAAGTTAAAGTTACTCCTGTTGCAATCAGGTTGGATGTAATAGCTGTAAGGCCAATCTTATCACCTGTTACAGCAGCCGATGCTATTAAGTTACTAGTGATAGCAGTAAGGCCAATCTTGTCACCTGTTACAGCAGCCGATGCTATTAAGTTACTAGTGATAGCAGTAAGGCCAATCTTATCACCAGTAATCGTGTTATTCAGAAACAAATTACCAGTAATTGTACCACTGGTTATTAGATTGCCGTTTACTCTTGTTAATGCCATAAAACTCCTACCATGTTATTGGTTATTTATATTATTTAGGTATTTATGCTATTAAATTTCGTGGTATTCCATTGCATCTAGCTCTATCACTCTATTGATAAACTCACAAGCAATATTCTCATCTTCAAATTCACGAATAATCGTCTGTGTTGTATAGGACGATGTGAACACTAACATTATGTGGTCATCATTATAGATAGAAAACTTAATAATCCAACCATTACGTTCGGTTGGCGCCCACGATTGCGCCGTGAAAGCTATATCCATGAATTTCTTGGATGGTCTATGTGCGATTAGTCTTTTCATATGTCCCGGTCTCCTCAGGACATATGTATGCACAATTAAAGCTTGATGGCTTTGGCTGCCTTCTCGGCAACTTCTTTCATTGCAACTGTAGACAATTCAACCACTTCATTGGTTGTACGATTCACTTGTTTTGTGAATGTGCGTTGTGCTTCAACGAAATCTTTAATAGACTCTTTGATTTTGTCATCATACACGAATGTGTCAACGACCTTGTTCTTTGCATCTTGTACTTGGTCAACGAAGTAGTTTGCAAAATATAATGGTGTGAAAATAGAATTGGCCATGGTTTATTTCCTTAGATGATAGATTATTTACCGGTGCGGTATGCACCATATTTGGTTTCTCGGTATTCCTTAGTGAAACTACCAAGGGTTACAAATGCTTTGTAAATTGTGTTTAGAATGTTTTTCACAGATATGCCTTATGTTGATTACGCTCAAACTCTCTAACATAGTATTCTAGCTGTGATGCATCAGTTACACTACGATTGGAAAGGTATCTGTCCAAGCGTGATTGGTAACTGGTGCCTTCAAAGAAGGATAATAAGTAAGAAAAGAGTTTGAACATAGTGTTTGATATATTAGTGATTATACATTTATATATGTGCAGCTGCAACATTTTTCACTAGAGTCCGAACTCTATTGCCTTAATCCATTGCATCCTCATACTGTAGTTTGGCAAGAATATAGTCTTTCACCAATGATGAGCGTACAATGTCATCAGGTGTAAACTCAATGCGGGTGAAGGCATTCATGTGGTGTGCCACATCAAAGAATTTAAGAATGCCTGTTACATCATTCTTCTTCTTATTCAGGTCGGTCTGCCTGTAATCACCACACCATATAATCTTTGAGCGGTAACCAACACGGGTCATTACTGTATCAATTTCTTCAAAGGTCATATTCTGCATCTCATCCACGATAATGATGGCATCATCAAAGGACATACCACGAATGAATGATGTAGATATGAATTCAATGTGGCCTTGTTCCTCTAGTCTATCCCATGCGTCCTTGCGACCAAATAGTGTCTCACAGATTTGGCGATATGGTTGCTGATAGATTTCCATCTTCTCATTTACATCACCAGGCAAGTGACCAATCTCACGGCTCTGTACGGCAGAGCGAACAATAATTATTTTAGCAAATGGATTTGATTTGTCCATCACTTCTTCAATGGCCTTGTACAAAGCACAGAATGTTTTACCTGTACCTGCAACACCATGTAGTGCTACGAAATAATCTCCTCGTTTGTATGCATCAAAGAATAGTTTTTGATTCTCTGTCAATGGGTCAAATGTTTTAAGGTCATCAAGCCTCAGTCTAAGGTGATTACTTGGTCTTGAAACTCTTTCGGTTTCAATGATTGTATTGGCAGTTGTCTTACGAGCCATGGTTTTCCTTCTTTTAGGTAACGAATCTGATTCTTTACAATGTTTCATAGTTTATTCAATACGTGAGCCTTGTGTATTTTACATGAACACCAGGAATTATAATATTCCGTGGTTAGTAGTGCATCTCTGATAAAAATCTCCTTAGTTTCTCTATATGAACATTCTGACCTACTTTTACATAGGTACAGTATCTTACGTGAAAAGTTTTCCTCTCCTAGTTTTTTAACATCAGCCTTTAATTCTTCGGACGAAGACCAATAGTTCGCCCATCCAGAGGACAGGCGAACCTTTTTCTTTTTACCTTTAATTTGTTTTGTGCCGGCTCGTGTAAAGAATTTTTTCCCCACATATCTCCGGCCATTCGTTAGGTTGGTAATTTCGTAGACGTATCCGAACCAAGTACCAACCATGTCTTCTGTAAATTCTATATTGTTATACAACCACACTCATTCGTCCTCATTTTCTGTTTCACTCTCCAGTATGTACTCACTACAGAATGGACAAAAATGAGGATCATCTTCGCATTTGTCTACATCATATTTAATTGTAAATTCAGAATCACAGTTACCGCATACGTGATGTAATGTGGCCATCAGTTACACCAACTTTGTTTGGCCTCACCATAATACTCACGAGCATGGCCATTTGTGATTAACATCTGACGCAAGCTTTTACCATCAAGTATTACATCACCAAGTACACGACCACCATACTTGTCCCAATCCATCAATATGATTTGTCGTTTAGTTGAAGCATTCACAGCCGCCTTAGTGAAAGCACTTGCAGCTTCACCTTTTGCGGCCTCACTAGGACACATGGCACGATGGCCTTTCTCTGGTGTATCAACACCAAATACACGGACACTTAGTTCTTTCTTCAATGGGTCAGGTAAAAAGTTGGCTTGAAACGCAACAGTATCACCATCAACCACTCTGGTCAATACTGCATCATAAGTTACACCAGGTTTTTGTTTGCCTTGTGCTAATGCTAGACAAGGCACCATAAGTGCAATAATTAGTAATTTCTTCATTTTAATCCTTTTTTAAACACTAACTTTAATGAGCCCATATCTCATCCCAAGTGCCTGTATGTGCAGCCTTGGCGTAGTCTGTTGACCTGTTCTCAAAGAAGTTGGTGTGTGTTGGTGCATTAATCATTTCTTCAACCCATGGTAGTGGGTTGCGTTTGACTTTGAAAATGCCTTTCATGCCAAGACCGATCAATCTACGATCAGCAATGTATCGAATGTATTTCTTCAACTCATCAGCTGTTAGACCCTCCATCTCACCACTACTAAATGCCAAATCAATAAATTTATCTTCTAGTTCAACCATTCGTTCTGCAATGGCATAGATTCTAGATTTGAGGTCATCATTCCAGATTTCATTATTTTCTTGTATATAGGTCTTAAATAGTTTCATCATGTTCTCAGCGTGCATTGTCTCGTCAACAATAGACCAAGTAACAATCTGACCCATGCCCTTCATCTTGCCTGTACGTGGGAAATTCAACAACATCACAAAAGAACTAAACAGTTGCATACCCTCTGTAAATGCTGAGAACACGGCAATGTGTGTGGCTGTATTTTCTTTTGTAGTATTTTGACCTGAGATGTTCATTACATAATCATGCTTGTCCTTCATCTCCTGATATTCCATAAACTGGTTGTATGTGGTATCAGGCAGGCCAAGAGTTTCAATCAAATGACTATAAGCAGCAATATGTAGTGCTTCACGAGCAGCAAAGCCTAACAACATCATTCTTACTTCTGGTTGAGGGAAATAAGGTAAGTAATTGTTAACATAACCACCTGCAACGTCAATATCACCTTGTGTAAAGAATCTAAAAATGTTGGTCAAAAACTTTTTCTCACTTGTAGATAGTTTCTTTTTCCAATCTTTCACATCTTCAGCCATTGGCACCTCGGTGTGTAACCAATGTGATTGCTCATGTTTCAACCATGCATCATAAGCCCAAGGGTAATTAAAGGGTTTGAATGATGTGCGTTCATCTGTCAAGCTTGATGTTGTTTTTTTAAGCATTGAACCATTCCTGTAATTGTTTTGTGTTCTGCATACCAACTAAGCGTTTTAATACTGTGCCATCTTCAACCATTACCATTGTTGGCACACCACGAATACCATATTCAATTGCAGTATTGGAATCTTTATCGATATCAACAACTTCTATTGGCAGGTTGGTGTGTACATCTTCTAATGTTTTAGCCAACATCTTACATGGTTGACACCATGATGCTGTAAATCTTATTACTTTTTTCATTTTTATTTCCTTATTATTTTATTCGTACATTACTGTATCTGCATCACCAATCGCCCATTTTGGATTTTGTTCTATAACGTATTTTTTTGTGCAAACTTTAAAATCTGGAAACTTCAGCTGTTTTGGATTGCTTGCGGCATCAAGAAATACGCACCGGTTGTTTGGCTGTGCCGCATACTGTCCGTTGTCTAGTTCAAGAAAGTTATATGATTTATGGTCTTCTGGATTTTCACTATCACCCATATCTAGATGTTCATCTGACGCACAATTGTCAACAGTAAACATGTAGTTACCTTGATACCATTGTTTATCTTTAGCATAAACTTTACCACTTAGATTTAACAGAAATGATTTTTGTATTACAGTAAGGTCATATGACAAACAATCCCATATCTGTAAATGATCTAAAGGCAAAAACTTTGAAGGTACAAGGTTATCTGTACGT